TTGCCGTACACCTTTGCATCGCCGGACACCTCTGCATTGCCGTACACCTCTGCATTGCCGTACACCTTTGCATTGCCGTACACCTTTGCATCGCCGGACACCTCTGCATTGCCGTACACCTCTGCATCGCCGGACACCTCTGCATCGCCGGACACCTCTGCATTGCCGTACACCTTTGCATCGCCGGACACCTTTGCATTGCCGTACACCTTTGCATTGCCGTACACCTTTGCATTGCCGGACACCTTTGCATTGCCGGACACCTCTGCATTGCCGGACACCCATGCATCGCCGGACTGGTTTACATTTCCTTCTTTTTCTACCCATCCGCCAGTTTCTCCGGCTTCTACATCCGCAAATGAAATGAGTGCTTTGATTCGGAAAAGTTTCTTTCCGAAAATGTTAATTTTGGTTTCTGATGTTAATTCAAATTTCTTCATTTTCTTCCTCCTCTTTAATTACTGTGAATGCACAGTTTCTTTGTTTCGTCTTTTGAATTTTGTGATATACTCTCCTGTAAAGGAGGTGCTCATTTGGTAACAAGATATCAATATAAAATATTGAAAAAAGCTTTAAGAAATTGTGGATTTACTCCTATCAATCAGCGTGAAGTAGATGCCTGCAAATACCTTTTCAACAAAAAATGCTTTATGCGCTCAAGATTGCGAGAGTACGAATATGAAATCACGCAAGCAGGAGAAGTTGCCATGAAAGCATATTTTCAAGATATATCCAGATTTTGGATAACAACTGTTCTGTCCATCATTGCACTGATTACCGGTCTTTTCTCAATTTCTATACAATCAGAGCCACTATTGAAATTGTTAGAGCAATTATTGAAATAACTGTTAAAACGTGTGTGCAAGTGGATAATGATTTCACATAACGCGAATATATTCCGAACTGCTCTTTCAGGTATTCGTTATCTGTCTGCTCGCTTGGAATCTCTTCAGCATAGTTATGGCGGGAACAGCAGTTATTTTGTGTTTCAGATTCCATTAGAATCTGTTCCATCTGACTCCACACACCGGACGTTTCTAATTTCGACCAGTCGTGGCTCGTCATTTCGAGTTGAACTGAAACTTGACCGAGAATATTTTTACTGACGGTGCAGTCTAACATTTTTCTTTACCTCCTGTGTTGCTTTTAATTACATTGTGTTGACATTTCACCTATACGCTCTTATTCTGTAAATACCAGAACCAGCATGCTAGAAATTAAGAAAGGAACGTATCGTGAATAATATTGATTTTTCTAACATTGAACTTTCTTTAAGAGAAAAGATAGTTCTTCGTCTGCTCCCAATTTTTAAATTCAATAGGTTATTCAATTGCCAAACACTTGACTATCTTCATCGGCTTGGACTTCTTGACAGGCCAAATGGAATTTATACTGTAAACAGAGCTGGGAAAATGTATTTTCGCATTAAGCGAAAAGAACGGCTCCGATTCATTATTCCAACAGTAATATCAATCGTTGCACTATTTGCCGGATATGATGTATACAGGATTCCACTTCTGGGCGAAGCATTATTAGCAGTAAAGATGCTATTGAAATATGTATTGGGAAGTTTGGGTATTTTTTCATAAACCATTCAAGCAATGTCTTTCTTGGTTCGCAGAAATACCAGTGAAGAAACTTTTTTATTTGGCTCGTTGTTTTTACCTCCTAACTTCTTACCACCCCAGCACTAAACGGATTAAAACTGTTGCCACACTTGCTACAATTGCTGGAATCACATATTCCATAATTGGATGGCGTTTCATATTTTTCGCTCCTTCCGTTCTGGAATCTTCGACTCAAGAAACCTATCTGTTTTATCAGGATTCTTGTATTTTGCGATTGTTTCTCCAACCCCAAGAAAATATCCCTTGTCAAACTCTGACATATTGGGAACTGCCTTGGCTATTGATTCGAGAATCTTCTTTTCTTTCTCAGACAATATATTCACTCCTTTCTTACACGTTTTGATTCTTCAAAAGCAACTAAGTCACTTTCTGACACTCTGTAACCAGAGCCGTTCAGATTGATTGCCGAAAGTTGTTTATTCCGTATCCATCTCCACACGGTAGGAACTTTTACACTATATCTCCGAGCGATTTCTTCACAGGTGTAAAGACGTTCCAAAGAATCACCTCCTACTTATTTTTAGTTGCGTTTACCACTTATTTGTGTTATCCTAGTTAATGCCTATTGGTAAAGGAAAGGAGTGGTTATCATGACCCAACTTTTGAATTTGCCTGTTCCCTTTGCTCTTAATCCGTCCGTACTGATACCTCGACAGTCAAAACAGGTCAAAGACGGCTCTGATTGTTTTGTCAGCGATTAGGCATGTTGCAGAACCAAGACTGCGAAAGTGACAAGGTGCTTCAAGAAGCATTTGGTCTCGTCAGATGCGGCGTCAGCCTGCAAAGTACATAGGGTAAACAAATTTGGTAAAGAGCTGTTAGGGACGAGACCCCTAGCAGTTTCTTTTTATTTAATAGAAGCCTTGTTTCTATCAGATTGTGGTAAACGCTCAAGGCTTTGTGTTACCTTGTGTTATTATAATACCTCACTCAGATAGATTTGTCAAGCGTAAATCTCACAAAAAATTTGACAGAGTTAGATTTTTGTGCTACTATATACTTGCAGTTAAGAATAGGAGGTGAAAAGAGTGAATACCAGGATTCAACAAATAAGAAAAACTGCGAAGATGACTCAGGATGAGTTCGCCGAGAAAATCGGGGTATCTAAGAACTATGTTTGGATGATAGAAAAAGGAGAAAGAGTTCCATCAGATCGAACTGTCAAGGATATCTGTAGGGAATTCAAAGTCAACTACGAATGGCTGACTAAGGGAACAGGTGATATGTTCATCCAGAATAAGAGAAAATCCGAGATTGCGGATTTCGTTGGTTCAGTTCTGAATGGAGAAGCAGATAGCTTCAAGATACGATTAGTAGAAATACTTGCTAATCTAAATGAATCAGAATGGGAAACACTTCAGAAACTTGCGAACGCTTTAGCGGACAAGAAAGAGGAGTAAAAAGATAGGGACAGGATGTAACTCCTGCCCCTTTTCTTTATTTCAGTCCTAGAAATGATATTATAAATCTAAATATTGTATATAATTGGTCATGGTCTGCTTTTTCTATCATCTCAATAATCTCTTTCTTGTAATCCATAAATAACCCTCCCTATTGCAATTACCACCTACATTACAGTATATGTCCGGTTTGTGGAAATAATCGAACATTCGTTCACTTTTGCTATTACACCACTAATGTTCGCCCTTGGAAACTGCCAGATATACACCGATATATTTATGATTGCATAGAAATTATTCGTAAAATCAAAGATATAGTCTTTTTTGTTTAGTGGCAGGGCGAATAAAAACGGCGGCATGCTCTGCTTTATTTCATGGGCGCTATTCTTATGTAGGGTAGAAGATCTGTACGCATTTTGGACAGAATACACTTCTGACTCTTCGCGGATATAATCGTCTACGCACATTGGTAAATAAACAATGTAATTAAGCAAAAGCACAGCTCCTATTATAATTAGTATATTTTTGATTATTTTCATTTCACAAATCACCTAAAAACTTCTATTTACAACCAAATTTAACGATGCTATAATAAAAATAGCATATTTAAACACTTTTTTTGCAAATGGCGAAAACAACGCCCATAAGGGAATGATTTGAATGAAAATTGCGATTTGTGACGATGATAATTTACGAATTGAGATTTTCAAAAATAGCATTGACCGATATCTAAAAGAGCATGGTGATGGTGGATATACATTAACCACCTACACCAGCGGAAAGCCTTTGATCGACGATGTTTCAGATGGCGAATGGTATGACATTATAATTCTTGATGTCTCCATCAACGGAGAAAATGGCATAGAGATTGCCAAAAGATTAAGAAAAATCGGATACTATGGAAATATCACTTTTTGGACAAAACACAAAGAATATGTATTTGATGCACTTGATGTGCTACCGGTTCATTATATCATTAAAGGATCTGAGCATGGAAGAATGTATTCAGTTGTTGAGCAGACTCTTGAAAATATCCGTGAAAAAACGCTTACCATCAAGAACAAGGATTACTTTCACAGAGCTGAATTCCGGCGTATTGAATACATCGAAAGCCAGAACAAATACATAATGATCCATTGCACGTGCGGAATATCACACAAGGAACGAGGAAAGCTCAATGATATCGAAAAGAGTCTTGACGGAAGATTTTTGCGCTGCCACCAGAGCTATATAGTTAATATGGACGAGGTAAGCGAAGTAAGCCATTTTTTTACGATGGTATCTGGCGCAATCGTCCCGATCAGGCAAAGAGAACTTGCAAAAATAAGAGAAAAATATGAAAACTACGTCATTGGAGGGAGATAAAGCATGAGCGAAGAAAAAACCAAGAAGTGCAAACATTGCAAGATGGACATTCCAAAAGATGCAAAAATATGTCCACATTGTAGAAAGAAACAAAAAAGCGGAATATTAAAATGGGTTGTATTAATACTTATCATAGGAGTGGTTATCGGTGCTGTCACAGGCGAAGACAAATCCGCTGATAGTACGACAAAACAAACAGAAGCAACTGCTTCAGACAGTCAGAAACAGGAATCTGAGTCAATCGAATATATATCTGCATCTGTAAATGACATGATGGATGCCCTTAATAATAACGCTATGGGAGCGTCTGACAAATATAAAGGTAAATACCTTGAGATTACCGGAAAGCTCACAAACATTGATGCAGCCGGAAAATATATTGATCTCATGGCTGATGGAGATTTTGAGATTATTGGAGTTCAGTGTTACATCAAAAACGACGACCAGAAAGCTAAAATAGCATCTATGTCAAAAGGTGACACTGTTACATTGAAAGGAAAATGTACGGATGTCGGAGAAGTGCTTGGATATTCTCTTGATATTGATGAAATAGAATAAATGCTAAAAAAGACCGGCTCTCGCTACCAACGAGGACCGGTTTTTAAAAAAAAGAAAAATATTTTTACGTTCCGCAAAGCATAACGAAGTGAAACGTATCGCCTGACAAGTCATATTGTATCATCTTCGGTGTGTTCGGACAAGTCAGAAAGTTTGTTCGGTTAATAAGGAGGAAAAGAAATGGCAACTGCAAAAAAACTGCCATCTGGCTCATGGAGATGTCAGGTATTCAGCCACATCGAAGAAATCCCGTTATCAGACGGGACTATCAAAAAGAAAAGGGTTTATAAATCTTTTACATGCTCAGATCCTAGCAAAAAAGGGAAGCGAATCTGTGAGCAAATGGCTGCCGAATGGGCAGCAAAAAAAGAAAGTGAAGTATTGACTGCGCGATATGCTCCACCAGAAGATATGACATTAAAAGAGGCATGTAATAAATACATCGAAAGCAGAACAGGCGTCTTATCCCCTGGAACTATTAGAGAATATAAGCGATCTGTCAAAAGAGACATGGCTAAACTTATGCCATTAAATATAATGGAAATCACTCAAGAGGATGTTCAAGCTGAAATGAATCGTGAAGCACTTACTCATTCGCCAAAAACTGTGTACAATATGCATGGCTTTCTTTCTACTGTCTTGAAGACCTATCGTTCGGATTTCATCTTAAGAACTTCCTTACCTAAAAAGGTAAGACCGAAAATCTATGTACCTACATCTGCCGAAGTCAAAAAGGTAATTGAATGTACTGTAGGTAGTGAATTAGAGATACCTGTTCTTCTGGCAGCATTCGGTCCAATGAGGCGGTCAGAAATCTGCGCGCTTAATTCTGATCATATCAAGCAGAACATAGTACATGTCGAATATGCTATGGTTATGAATGATTCTCATGGTTGGGTTATCAAAAGACCAAAATCTTTTGCTGGTGACAGATTCATTTCATATCCAGGTTTTGTTGCAGATAAATTAAAAGGAATACATGGGAAAATAACAAATTTGAACCCATCGCAAATATCCGACAGATTTTCAGATCTGTTAGATGACAATCAGATTCATCATTTTCGATTCCATGATTTGCGTCATTATTGCGCATCTGAATTGCATACTCTTGGAATTCCAGATGTATATATTATGCAGCGTGGCGGTTGGGAGGATGATACCACATTAAAAAATGTATATCGGCACGTTCTGGTTGATCGAGAAAAAGAGATGAATGAAATTGGGAATGATTATTTTTCAAAGCTATGCAACACGGAATGCAACACAAAAAAAGAAAGTGCTGAAAAATAGCGTATATTAGGATTTTTCTTGCAGGTTCAAGTCCTGTCATCCGCATTTTTATGAAAATCTTGTATTCACTGGTTCTCGCAAAGAACGTAGTGTTTTCAATGGTTTCGGCAATTTCAAATTAGCTCATAAAATATGTTATTTTGCCAGTTTTGGCATAAAAAAGAAGAACTATGCAACACGAAATGCAACACGAATTTGATACAATATGTAAAAAAACAGCCCCAAGGAGTAACCTCCAAGGGGCTTAAATTTTATACTTTTTAGATGGCAATCAAATCTTTCCAGGTGTTCTTTCCGCATTCCCCGTCAACGCTCAGAACCCCGTTTCTGGATTTCTGATACTGTTTTAATGCATAAATGGTATTTGCATCTGCTTTTCTGGATAAGCTCAGTGCTTTCCCGTTTTTTCCTTTAAATCCTCTTGCGATCAAAATCTCTTGAAGCAACAGGACAGAAGTTCCTTCGCTTCCAAGTTTTACTAATTTTGGCTCAAACATATAACCGGCTCCTTTCGATGTGGTCGTTGATGGTTTTGTGCTAGTTGATGGTTTTGCGGTAGGCTTACTTCCAGTAGTATTGGTAAGTCCACTAAAATCAATCCCTTTTCCAGTAAATCTAAGACGATGCGTCCATCCGTGACTATACAGGTACCAGGGCTGTGTACGGATTTCATTTCCGGAGTTGTCCTTTGTATCGGCGGTTCCCTCGGATGATCTGGCGTGTACGATATTATTTTTATCAATCGCCATCGCTACATGACTATTGGATCCATTCGAATTATTGTCCGCCAGTTCCAGATCGCCTTTGATCATCTGCGCATGCGCTGTCTGATTCCTAGCAACATCCTCAAATCCGGCATTCAGCATCTTGAGCATATTGCCAGTATAAGAGCAATTCTCTTTGAGATAACGTGCCTGTTTGGTAAGCCCATTTTTGAGGAACGCATAGTAATAAGCAGTAAGCGCCAATGAGCTACAGTCGAAAGATTTCGGAATGTTAATTTCGTATAAACTCCTAATTCTCTGACTGTATCCATGACTGTTATTATTCGCAATATTCACTGCAAAGCTTACTGCATCGTTTCTCACATTCTGGATAATCTGTTCTTTTGTCTTTGCCATTGTTCCACTCTCCTTTGCTTCTGTATAATCTTTATAAAATATATTTCTATCAACTTTGGTATTAATTCCTGGAATCGTTGCTTTTGAGCTGTACTGCCAGCCAACACCCCAACTTGGACGTAATCTCTCAACTACTGTCCCGTTATCATTTGCCGGATATCTGGCAATCCAGAAATCATGCTTTTTGAGGTGACTGCAAATCACGGTATTGTACCAATCAACGTTGCAGTAAATTCCGAACTTATATCCTGCGGATTCCACGATTTCACGGAACGCATCAGCCATCTTGTGAATGCTTTCAGAGCCAAGTGTACGCTGATTATTGTGTTCCAAATCCAGAAATACTGGAAACTGAATCTTTCTTCCATTCAGTACGGAAACAACCTTTCTGGCTTCACTCCGGGCTTCGGATACTGTCGAAGCATAGGAATACTTGTATACTCCTACTGGAATTTTGTGTTTGTTGCAACCAGAAAAGTTATTCTCGAACTGAGAATCAATCACGTTTCCAACTTCTGTAATACGCAAGATTGCAAAGTCTATGCCGTAGTTTGCTACAGTATCCCAATTAATCTTTCCTTGGTGAGCGGATACGTCAATGCCTTTAATTTCCATATTTTCTCCTTTCACACCACGTATCTGTGGTGACTATTGCAAGTTCGGACACGTAACAGCCAGTGCTGTACAGTAATTCAACTAAAGTACACTCTATATACTGATTTCAATGGTGGCTCATGTGCCAATAGAACTGTGACTATTGGAGTATTGTATGTTGATTAATTCAATCTCATAAAATCAATATATGAAAGATTGACATTATTTACAATTTCAATTGTCTTTCCTGAGTACATGGTGACTTTTAGCTTACTTCCATTGATGATAACAGGATAAGAAATGCTCTGGTATGAATCAATCATTCTAAACCATGGATTCGCTATTATTTTACCATCTACTTCGATATTCAATGCCACGCCCAGAACGTTCGAAGTTGATGCTTCAAGATTTGCAAAAAGGTTAATATTTACTAAATATGTGCCTTTTGGGAATGTATAGTAATGTTTGTAATCAGTTGCACTCACATACTGTATTCCAGTAATGTTACTCCATGCATTCCCCCCGATTGCAAGCCCGAAATAATCGCCAGAGCTTCCAAGTACATAAAATTTACTTACGGCATAAAAACGAGCAGTTTTTCCTAAATTCGTGTTTAACGTATTTATCCCGAGTTTGTCTTTTAGGTATGTAAACAACTGAGAAAACGATATTTTCTTTAATACGTTCCCCTCGCCAACTATCAATGTGTCGCTTTCTGCCGGTGTCGCTTTTGAAGTCAGCGCCGACATTAATACTGTTTTTAATGATTCTGCCATAATATTTTACCTCTCTTTATTCTTTTACTCTCAGCATTGAGCCATCTGAGGTCGCAAGTGCTGAGCCGTTGCCTGAATCCAATACGTACTGGACATTTCTAACGTCAACAGCAATTAAAAATTTTGCTCCTGTCTGCACTATATTAGGGCTTATGCTTGCACCGGCAATATAGATATTCGCATCTGCCATACATATCACCCTTTCACTTTGATTTTATAATTATCTACCCACGTTTCGTCCGCAATTTTATACATGAATCTCAAACAATAGATTCCCATTTTTTGTGGCTCAATCAGCGCATCAAGCGTGTGATCGTTGATATTGCAGACCCCGGAATCTTCCACAGTTTCAGTCTCAGCATCCACATCAACAAAAATCAGTTCGTAATCCGCTGAAATGATGGAGAAAGGGATGTCTACACCGCATACCGGCTTTACTTTACTTTTAAATCGGATTTTTTCTCCCAAATCCATTATTGTATTGCTATCTACGTATCTAATTGCCATGTCCTCTCTCCTTTCAGCATATTTTATGTCCGCTGAAACATTGCTTTACAATCTCTGCCGTCAGCTGGTTCAGATTCAACAATGAACTGTATTCAATGTTCTCTGATTCTGCCGTGTATCCTCGTGGCACGAGCTTTCCGGCAATTTCGTGCCCTGATATCAGAAACAGTACAGTGGCGGCATAAGCTGTTAAGCCGCCACTACTTTCTGCATAGACTTCTATGACGTACTGTCCATCTTTATCGGCAGGGACTATTGCGTCCCAGATTTCGAGATCTGATCCCTCTCGTCTCTGGAACTCAATAGCGAACTCATTACACGAGCCATATACCCTTGTAATCATCAGTCATCAGTAACTGTTACAGAGATCACGTAAGTCTTGCCTGCATCGACCGGATTAGGCGTTACGCTTGCGGCTGTGATCTTCGGCGGGTTCGGGTCATACTTGACAGTTCTGGTAATGGTTGTTGTCTTACCGGCACTGTCTTTCGCAACGATATTAATTGTATTTGATCCTGCGGACAATGTGACCGTAGTGCTGAATGCTCCGTTGCTACCAACCGTTACAGATGCACCGTTGACTGTTACCGTAACAGGAGATGAGGTTGCATCATTGGTTGTACCAGATACAGTGATCGTGCTCTTGTTGGTAACGTATCCATCAGACGGAGAGGTTACGCTCAGTGTCGGTGGGACGGTGTCAATCTTGAACGTTACAGATTTCTGTGTAGCTGCGTTGCCATCGTAATCGGATGCGTCAAACCTAATGGTATGAGAACCATCGGTAAGAGCTGTTGCCGGTGTGTACGAACAATTGTAACCACCGGTTACAGCGGTCTTTGTAATGCCGTCAGTAATCTTACTTCCGGAATCGATTGTGATACCGATAGTAGACGGATTAACACCAGAATCATCATCTGTGACGCTCCATGTGATAGTCGGTTTGTTATTGGTAAGTGTTGCGGATGCAGTTGGATTGGTGACTGTGATTACCGGTGCAACCTTTTCTTTAACGGTTAATCTCAGCGAACTACCGATTGCGGAATCTGTCGCATCTTTGGTGGTCACGTTTCCAGCGTCGTCCGTTGCCTTGATTGTTATTCCGTAATAATGTCCACTCTGGCTGTAACTGGACCTACTTGGTGCTGTTACTGTGGCTTCATATTTACCCGTATTACTATTATAAGTAAGGGTATAAGCCTGACCATTTACAATGGCTTGTACTTGCTTTACTGACATTTATGTGCCTCCATTTCATAATTCATTCTATATTTAACTTTTCGCAAAGTTTATTAATAAGTTTCTCTTGTTGGTCAATTTTCTTTTTCTGTGCTTTTAGCATTGCAAACATAGCCGGTATCATGATACGTTCATTCCAGTCTTCAACAAGTCCATTGGCGTGTCTGGTGGCTTCTGGAAAATATTTTTCTACGTCTTCTGCAATGAACATTGGGATATATCTTCCTTCATTCTCATCCCATTCAACTAGATATCCCTCTTTATATTTCGCCCAAAGTGGTTCAATATTGTACCATTCTTCAATTTCTTGCTCCGAAATATCGCTTCCGATATCTTTATAGCGCTTTGAAGATGAAGATTTTAGCATCAGCTGTTTGTATCCTGTACGTCCATCCCAACAAACAGTATTTGATGATGTCGTATACTCCATGTCTTCTATCTTTGGCGATTTTGCGAAAGATGCAGGATTAGTAACAGTTAAATTTTCAAATGTACCAGTGTCAGCCGATACCTCTGTGGCATGTACGGTTAGACTGTTATCGTCCCAACTGATTCCCCAATTTTCGCTATTTTCGATTTCAATATCTACTTCATCGCCAAAGAACTTCTTGATATCAACAGGGAATATTCCATCGCTTGAAAACTGTACACCTGTATATTTCATGTACTCTGAATTTTCTTCGTAGCTTGTAAATACAGTATATCCAGAGCGATCAATTAATCCTTTAACAGCATTGCTGGCATCTTTAATTTTCAGATAACCGTTCCCATTCTTTTTGCCGCCCAAGGTAACTGTTCCACCAAGAAGAGCATCAAGGCTGACGTAGAGACGCCCATTGCTATAATATAATCCCTTCCAAGCCCCGTCATTAGTCAGAATGCTAACTATTTGCTCCTGCGTCAAATTGTCTATATCAATAACGACCGCCACGCTCTGCATATCCATCAATGTCGTAGTACCACCGGATGCATATAATTTACATCTAACATTCGTCACATCTCTAGGAATACCAATGGTTGAGCCATTGGAGCTTGCTACTGCTTGACCTGAACTATTTGTTAAAATAGAATACAGGTAGTGTGTTACTGTATCCTCATCGGTTGAACTAATATAAATGGTTTTCCAAGCACTTCCATCAACAGTTTCTTCAACGATAAATCTGCCTTTATAAGGTACTCTAGCAGCTGAATCACCATCACGATAATACGCTTTAAAGGTTATAAAGTTTGGACTAATCACTTTATCTGAACCACGTTTCAGCACGTTACAAGACGGCTCAATGATGTAGGTTCTTCCCGGTTTTCCATCAGCTCCCGTCTCGCCCTTAATCTTACTCCATGTATATTTTGTCGGGTCAGTGGAATCTGTCTTGGTGGTATCCGTATACTGGCCAATATACAGTTTATTAGTTCCATCAGAAACCGAAAAGCCTGTCTTTCCATCAGCACTGTTCGCGTAGGCAATATGTAGATAATACGTCTTTCCGTCTGTGCCGTTCGTTCCAGCAATACCATCTTTACCATCAGACCCCTCGAATTTTGACCACGTATATTTCTTCGGATCTGTGCTGTCATTCGGTTCATAGTCTACATAAGTACCTATATACGTGGACGGAGTTTCAGTCATCTGACTAGATGATGTCGGATTTGCCACGGAACTATATTTGATGTGGAAATATGATGTCTTGCCGTCTACTCCATTTGTTCCATCTTTTCCGGGAACTCCTTGTTCGCCTTTTTCGCCTTGCAAACCATCCAGTCCATTGACTCCGTTCTTTCCGGCTTTAAGCTTGGCAATCGTGAATCTTCTTGTGATGGACAAGGTTTGCAGGTAAGTGGCTTTAATATCCACCCATCCGTTATCAGCTATCAGTCCTGTGACTGTATAGGTGTGCGTATTGACATCCCAAGAGCCGGTCACGCTGTCGGATTTCGTAATCGTGTAACTGCAATCATTGGTTACATCCTGTGAGCCATACATAACTGACGCTGTAGTTGCCACTGTTGGAAATACCGGAATGTTTCCGTCTGCGTCAGATGTGATCGTCTGCGTATCGTTTGACAGCTGGAATGTCATATTCTTGGCAGATGCAATATTCTCATCCATGTTTTTCAATTTCTCGGGCAATGTCATATTTCCAATGACCAAAACATCTGGGTTGATAACAACCGTTTTGGTGTCCATATCAACTTGGAAGATAATATTTCCGTCTTTGTCTCTTACCGTCAATGCACCAGTATCAATGTAGTTTGCATTAATGCCCTCAGCGTACAGGAGTTTAGTTATCATCGTTCCGGTCAGCTGGAAGCCAAATGGATAAGTATTGCCACCATCATTTGACACGCCGATTGCCTCGGATGTAATTTTGATCACATTTTTCGATTCTGCCAGACTAGCCTTATCGTGAAAATATGAGATTGTGCTTCCGTCTTCTTGCTGAACGTAAGTCGCAAACAGTCCACTTCCGACAGAAAGAGACTCCTGCAACTTTTTGATTGCTAGCTCTCTGGCGTTTTTTTCTTTCTCGACAAGCCGGCGCGCTGCAACGATTGCTTTTGTGGCTCCAGAATAATATAGACTCATTCCTCTGATCGGGTCGTCAGCCTGTGTTTTTAGAGTAGTTTTTCCGTTAACTGTGCATGATACATCTGTTAGAGGAGTGACGTATTGGTTAAGATTACGATCATAGGTATAAGCCACGTCACCAAATTCCAACAATGGGTTGAACGCCATGTCTCCTTGGAGATTCCTAAATTTTGTACCGATAATGGAATCACCAATCTGTGCTGCCACTGTTGCAAGATCGGATTCACCCACAAGATTGTTTTCCATGGACAAAATGTAGCCGGAAGTTCCGTATGTTCCAGAATTATCACCGCTTATTATATTGATTCCGGTTATCACTATGTCGTCACTTGACACTGCCGGCATGCTGATATAATCTTTGAGTTCAATGCTCGGAGTAGCGTCCAGATTCCATCCAACAAACTGCAAGCTTCCGTTGCTGTCCAGGCGAGCGTTCGCTGTATCGAGCATGGCAGCCCATCCGAAAAGCTGACGATATGTCATATCTTTTGGGAGTTCGTTGATAATCAGATCACCATGTGCCATTTTCGAAAAACCAGCCGTGATACCAAGAGTACTGCATGCATCCCTCACCAGACTCTCGACCGTCTGCGGAAGAACTAGTTTCGTTGAGAAAACCGCGTTGGTCTTATACATATCATCCAATGCAGCAAAACTGAGAATTTCGCCGTACTGTTCCGGTGCCGTAATCGTATATACACCTTTATCAATGGTCTCGACCGTATCGGCATCAATCTGCATTTTAAGGTACGCATGGACTTTTGCCATGTAGAAGTTATAGTTTTTCCACTGGTCGGAAGTGTTGTCTAATTCCAATGTCATAGACTTACAAACAACACAGCCTATCGGGAAACTACTACTTTCTGCACAATCAGAAAACGAGTTATTGCCACTCATAATCTCATTTTGCACAGTCTTTACGGTTCCATCAGGAAAGGTGATATCCACCACCTCCCAGACAGGTTCGCCATCTGCTAATTTCTGCTTAAACGCATCAGATACATTAATCAAGTGGATTCACCCCCTGCATGTTACAAGATATTTTGGAATAGTATTCTTCACCAGGTGCCACACAAGCCAAGAAAAACGTTCCCTTTCCAACATAGAATGATTCTGTACGCCAATCATGGTGCCTGATGGAATAGTGGTACAAATTAAAAGGTTTCCCATGTATTATTGCGTTTATAAGTTCCTCTGCTTCGCTCACTGGTATGTTGCTAGCCTCATAACCATACTGAATAACCGTAAATAAAGGAACCAATATAGCTTTTCCAAATTGTGTACGGTTGCTTCCTTCGGAGTAAGTTGTTTCAAAATTACACGTCATATCCTTGTCTGGCTGAGGCATGCGCTTGCCATTTATTTTATATCTATCCGTTATAGATTTGCTCAATAATATAGATGCCATGTACTCACCTCCTATGCCAGTTCAAACGGATTTCTACCGCTTGTATCACGTCTTAATTTTGCTTCTTCAATAATTTCATCAAACACCGTCCTGCGATTGATTTGAGCGGTAAATCTGACATTTCCAGTGCTATTCTGCTGATGTCTTGCAAATGCATCATCAATGATATCCTTAATAACTCCCTCTGGTGCTTCAAGGTTACGTCCGTTCTTCTGATCGCCAAGGACAGCCAGAAATTCGCTTCTAGGTGGAATAACTGCACCTTTTGCAAGATAAGGTACTGTTGGAACTCTCGGAAATGTTGCACTAAATCCGATTGTTTTCTTACCGAACGGTGTAGGTACTTCCCACGGACCGAAGGAAAACGCCGATTCAATTCCGCCAATCGCACTGTTGACAGTTCCGATCGCTCTGTTGACGATGCCGATGACTTTGTTCAATATGTTTCGAATAGTATCTCTAATTCCGCCAAATATATCGACAACCTTATTTTTGGCTGATGTGAATTTTCCCACTATACCATTTTTAATTTTCTCAACAAGATTTCCAACGGTTGACCAAATTGCAGTCCATTTCTGATACGCGCTGGATTTGACGTTATCCCAAATCGTCACGATTTTAGACGCGAGATTCTTAAGACTGGAGCTTATAGCGTTGACAAATGTTGATGTTTTATTTTTAATCCAATCCCATACTTCCCCCGCAACTTCTTTTATTTTGTCCCAGTTTTTGTACAGCAATACACCAATCGCAATGCAAGCTGTTACTGCTGCTATAAAAATTCCGCCCGGTCCGACAGCTGTCGCAATGGCTTTGATTCCACCAATAATGCCGCCAGAGCCGGTCATGAGTGCAATAAGACCCTTAATGAAACTTGCTACTGTCGTTATACTTCCTGCGATTCTCGAAGCTAAGCCTGCAATCTTCGCTGCCGCAAATGCTCCGATCAGAGCTGCGCCAAATGCTTCAATGATTGATTGATGATCTGCAAAGAATCCAGCCAAATCAGACACTAGGTTAATCACTGTCGGAATTCCTGTTTCAATCAGCCATTTCAGCATTGGGAGAACAATATTGTTATAAATCCATTCAAGAACATTTCCGATAGATTCCAGAATTGGCGCAAAGGTACTGGTCAGGTTACTGATGGATTCTAGTAACGGATAAAAGTTCAAGTTCGCCGCCCATGTTGCTGTATCCTCTGCGATTTTTTCAACAAACTGCATAACCACCACAAGGGCGTCTGCAATGTTCTGTATGATCTGCGTTCCAACATTGTTCTTATTCCACGCATCCGCAAAACCGGATGCAATATTCCCGATAGTTTTAAGCACGTTCTGAGCAATCCTCAGCATGGTCGTAAGCATCGTTGTGCCTGTGCCATTTGTCCAGACCTCTACAAGGCTTTTACCTACACTTACAGCGAGCTTTTTGAGTCCATCAAGTGCGACTTTTGCTGCATTAATGGTATTCTTACCCTCTTTTTTCCATGCGTCCTGGAATGGTTTCCAGAGTTTCTTGAGCAGGTCAGCAAGTTTCTTTGCGGAATCGCTAATCTTGTCAAGTGCGGTTTCGCCTTCTGCGAGATTGCCGTAGTCCACATTACCAACTGAACTCGGAAGGCCACTGTTACCTGCTCCACCACTTCCACCAGATGAAGATGGTGTGGAAGATGAATTGCTGCCAGTAGATGTGACTTTGTGAACTTCATCAAGTGACGAAAGATAGTTTTTGGTTTCCTTATTCGCTTTTTTTGTTGCTTTTGCATTGTCGTTCGTGGCATCTGCCAGTTTCTCTGCATTATCTGCCGCCTGTCCATACTGGTCCGCTGTATCTGCGATCGCGTCTGTTCCGGCAAGACCCGCTCCACTTCCGCTCGTTTGACCGGAAGATTTCTTGCCAGTAATAAGCTCCGTGAATGACTTAAATGCGTTTGCCAGAGTCGCCAGTTTGCCGAGAAGAATATTGATTACTTTCAGAACAGGTGTAAAAATATTAATCAGCCCTTGTCCGACTGTTGCCTTGAGGGACTGCAACTGCAACTGCATCACTCGCACCTGGTTCGCCCAGCTGTCAGAAGTACGAATGAAGTCACCAGATGCGGCTGATAACTGTTCCTGCACAAAAGCAAAGCGGAGAGCAACTTTCTCCTGTTCAGTCATTGCAGATGTGGTCTTGCCGTAGCCATTTGCAAGTGCATATTGGTCAAGTGCCGACTGGGTCATTACCACGCCGAGGTCCTTGAGTGTTTCCGTTTCGCCCGTAAACACTGATTTCAGCTTAATATAAGCCAAGTCCTGACTGATGTTATAGAATGATGCTACGTCACCAGTCAACTGTGTTAGAGCCGTTGACATGTCGTAAGCCTGTGCTTCTGAGAATCCGAACGACTTAGACATTGCTCCGAACGTACCGACATACCTTTTTGCCATGGTTTCTGACAGTCCGGCTGAGGTCATGGCATTCTTTGCGAATTCGTTCACCTTATCCGACATGGTGGTAAATGTAACATCGACCACGTTCTGCACTTCTGCGAGGTCAGAGCCAAGTTCCACGCACTCTTTTCCAAACTGTACCAATTTACCAACAGCAAAAGCCCCACCAATTAACAGACCGATTTTTTTTACAGCACTTCCAAGGCCGTTAAATGACTGTTTTATAGCTGATACGCCATTTTGGACACCGGTTGTATCCATTCTGGTATCAATAATGACTGAGCCATCAGCAGCCATGCGTTCACCTCCTAACTATTTGAGGTTTAACATCTCATTCAGCGCATCCTTGTACGCTTGCTCCTCTTCGCTGAGACGTGTTTTTATATCAATAATGTTCTTATTTTCCTGATAGAATTTCTTTTCCCATTTATCGAGCTTTTCGCCATTTGCCTTTTTTGAACGAATTCCAACTACGGTATTAAAAAGACATTCGCCAGATTCCATAAAGTATCCAAAAAACGTCCACCAGTGCATATAAGGCACTGCTCTGATTTCTTTACCGGCAACCTTGTTTACCGCCGGAACAATCATGTCTCCATCCTGTTCCCAATCCATCAAACGGGGCTTTGGGCGGTTTGGATTATCGTCAAACTGCCCGCAGTCGATGAACTCATAAGCTTTTTGAAGAGCTTCGCTTAAATTTTCTTCTGGTATCTCCCACCATTTTTCGTACATTATCTGAACAGCAATTATTGCTTTCGCTTCATTGCTAAAATCCGGATTTCCAAGAGCGATTAATATGCCTATTATTTTTCGAAAATCCGTTCTGATAGAAAAATCCACCCCACTTATGTTCAGTGAGGTGGGTAGCTCATAGGCGGTCATTTTGTATATTTCTCCACGTACTTATTGACTGCCGCCTGCATTTTCTTTTTTCTCTTTTCGATTTCCGGTGCGATTGCTTCTGCGATCTTGTCAAGTACGATGTAGGCGAATACCTGACCATTGCCGAATACAGTAGTCGCTGTGATCGGCTCCTTGAACAGGTCTTTTGATGCTTCATATCCGAGCAGATAGTTGATTTTGTCTTCGATCTGTTTGTTCAGTTCTGCCACTTCCTTACCAGATGTGACTTTTTGAATAGAGTTTTTAAGCTGGTCAAAGTACTCTCCCAGTTCCTCCGCACGTGCTGCTACATTGATATCAGTCGGGTTAAGCTTGAAAGAAGAAAAAACTTCGTCTTCGTTGTTGGTAAACGTGAATGTAAAAATTCCATCATCAATTTTGGTATTAATTACTTTTGCCATTTAGCATATCCTCCTTGTGTATGTGCTTATTCACTGTCAGCTGTGAATGTACCGGAACTGATATCAAATTTTCCTTTTACACGTTCGCCAACATAGTTGACAGTAAATGGAATCTGATAGCCAGATGTGTCACCGCCGTAGGAAGTCGGCACAACGTAGCAATCCTGCTGATATGCTTCATATTTGCCTGCTGTAGCTTCTGTCCAGAGATGAACCTCAACTGCTTTTGTTTTGAGGTTGTCGTCTTTGAGACGTCCATCTACAATCTTCTGTAACGCTGTGAACAGATCAGAAGTAGTGTCTGCATAGAACGGATCAGCGTCAGAAGAAACTTCATAGCCGTTATGCTTAAATGTGGATTCTCCAAGAATATTTTTAGATGTTTCGGTATCCGGGTTGAGTTCGATGTTGTACTCTTCCAGATCCTTTCCAAGACGCTCATATTTCGGTGTCAGCCCTCCGCAGAGGGAACCTGCATCAATATAATGAGCCATATATTTACGGTCAATTTTTCCTGTAACTGCCATAGAAATGTCCTTTCTGCCTATAACTTTTAAAATGCTGTGTAGGTTAGCGACTATCTCCAATTGATAGCCGGTTGTTACTTGTTATATTACTTCATAAGTATTTTCGTAGCGTACTGACAATGGCAATAACCAGTCCTGTACGCCGTTCTCCTGCGGCTCTGTACCGTAGGAGTTTCCACGGGTTATACGTTTTATCACTCGCCCTTGCGAAAGCTCTGGAAACGCATTTAAACGTGTCTCAGTGCCATTTATGACAACTGGTTCTCTGCATATCCATTTACCGAGATTATCCAAAAATTTCTGAACAGATAATTTCTGCCTCTCCTTGTCGGATGCTGTTCGGTATACCACATAAAATGGATACTGGCATACCTGATGCATTACGCCACAAACATCTTCTTTTTCTGAATAGATCAGCGCCCCGTTGTCTGCTGAAAACGCAATTCCCGATTCTTTGCCAAGTTCCTCGAATTTGATTATTTCATTGTCGTGTAGTCCCGGATACTGGTTTAGAAGTGCTTTCATGGCGTCTGTCAGAATGTCATATCCGGTTGCATCTACTCCGATAGGTTTATCTGCCATGTCTGCCACCTCCTGCCTGTGCTTTTACTTTGCGAAGCCATGTACTGCCGTATTTTCGTTTAGCGGCATCGAACCATTCAGCTTGTACCTGAGTATGCGGTGATTTTGTATATTGAAGATTCTCCTTTGCGTTCGTCTTGCCAGAATACTGACTCACAAGAACCTTTTCCGCATCGTGTCTTGCCCATGTGCTACCTGTTGCGGGGTCGACCATGGTTTTTCCAAAATAAAGAAAACGTCCATATGGTTCTGCCGCCGCACATACAAATCCAGTCCCTTGCATCGATGTACTTTTGGCTCTTGTTCGGTCAATAAAATCTCCCGAAATCATTGGCATAAACTCTATCATACTGTCCATAACCATTCCATCAAGGAGGTACTGGGCTTCTTGATACTGTCTGGAGAATCTATCCATATTCAGCTTGATTTTCATATCTCCGTCAACTACGGAGAATCCTTTGAAATGATGAATTTTGCTCATATTACTTACCCAAAATTTCAAAATGCGGAATCAGTGTATACGGACCGCCTACACTGGTAATCTTAAACACATTATCCTTGTTCTCATTCATGTACTGGTAGAATCCATTCCGATAATCACTGTCAATTACCGTTCCACCAGTCCACTCACCTTCCCAGAAAAACGATTCGTCTGAGAATGTGATAGTATCTTCCAGAGCGTTGTTAATCTGCTGTTTCCACTCTTTAGGCGGTACATATGGGAGAATCTTACCATTCCTGTCAGCAATGGTTATATCGCCGTTCTGGACGGTATATCGAACGTGTAACTGCGCGTTGTCAGTTGCGTCTGGTCCGTACTTTTTAAGGATTGCTCCTTTGTCAGTAATGAGGTCAACGCCGGATAAAACATGAGGATACCAGTACGCATCTCTTGTTGTGGCACTTTCGTAATAGTTGAAAATCGTCACTGTTTTTTCGTACATGATACCCTCTCCTTAATCATTTATTTTTTAGCTTATCCACGTCAACCTTGGACGTTCGCTTCCACAATTCCGTAATCTTCTCCCATCCGAACATGGAAATAAATGCCACAATAAACCCAGCCATGATAGCTGCTAAAATCATATACCACAAGATTGTCATGTGGATATACTGCATATACGCTACAAAAGCGGCCACAGTAATTCCGATAGACAGTACAAGCGCCAAGGCATCTGTCGGAATTTTCGACAGGAACCCAACATTTTTAATCACCTGTGTAATCACAGATACACAAAACGCCAGAATCCCGATTACTGCCAGAATCACGGTCATGTTTGCGAATAATGCTTCCATTACTCTTTCACCTCCTCATAAGTTTTTTCAAAAATATCCGGCTTGCACGGATAAAGCTCTCCGTTTACACCCTGGATAACATAGTCTCCAACAGAAACATGATGTGTTCCCTCTAATGTTTCGATATACAGCTCACACGGAGGTAAATCACAAGTTTCTGCGCCGTAATACATAATGCCTTTTTTATAAGCTTCTTGCGCCCAAAACGGAACGTAAAACAAGCCGTTCCGGTCTTTCAGATCACCATCATATTTAAATGCTTCAATGATAACAGGCTTTTTTCTAAACTTCATATTCACACTCCTGCATACAATACTGGTATTCCATCATCCGTCCTTACTCCCATCAGAAGCGGCAAAGCCGTCTCGTAAAGTAAGTCATTCGTTTTTTGTACATCTCCGGCGGCGGCATACACTGCACTCCATTCCTTTGCACCTGATGCTTTCTGCTGTGGCGTTGCATAAGAGATGGATTCACTGCCAGATGATACAGATGTTACAATGCCTGTCGTGCTACCACCGGACCCGATTGTGGTTGATGCTCCACTAGCGGCGGCATTGGTAGCATTCTTCTCAGCAAGCTCAATCTGATACATTAATTCAGCTAATGAACAGACCGCCTTTTTGATACGCTTCTGTGCGCGTTCATTTGTCGGCAGTCCATCCACCAGTCTGTCAAATGTCAGTGTATCTACAAAATCGCTTGCCCTTCCAGCAAGTCTATCAAAGTCGTTTTCTGGCACGACTAAGCCGAAATACGACTCTATATAAAAATCATAATCTGCATAAGCCATGCCAGTTATCTCCTAGTCGATCATCATTTTGCTGTTACAGTTGCGTGTCCGGCACTCAGTGCTTTATAGGTACTGTCGCACTCAACCACTGTGATTACCTGCCCTGTTGCTGCGGTAATGTCAGCTTCTCCATCCCACGCAGTCCAGTTCTTCACATTCTGTCCGTAGTCTACGGAAGTCTCAGATGATGCAACTTTGTACTTATACACATTTCCTGCGCTTACTTTTGCCGGAGTAACAGTCACTTTTGTATCTCCGCTTTTACTTCCTGCCACAGAGTTTACAGTCAGAGTTCCAAGTGTCTGAGTTGCGTTGATAGTTCCGACAGCAACAGCGTTAATATATTCTGCAAAGAGGGTAAGTCCCATGATTGCGAATGATTCAGACACTGCTGTGTGGTAATTGCCCTGTGTATGGAATCCGATCAGATTTGTTTCACCGGATACAGTATATACAAGACCCGCTCTTGCAAAATCAGATTCGTTCGGGTCAACATAGTACAGAACGATATTTTCAACAGGTGTAGCGATTACTGTTCCTCTCGGAATTTCACTGTCAGATAACAGGAAGATTGTATTGAATCCCAGGAAGTCTTTCACATACTGGAAGCCGAACTGGTTCTGAATAGAAATCTCAGCTGCTCCGATATACTCGTACACGTCCAAAATATTTACAAACCCAACAACGCCAGTTACATTTCTGTGCATTTGTTTGAATTTGTTTTCTACACGACCTTTAGCCATTGCCAGAGCCATCTGGAAAGTGGTTTCCGTGAATGAGAGAGTACCTGTTTTCAGATAGTTGTAAAATCTTTCAGTAACATTGGTCTGAAGCTGGAAGAGGAATTCATCATCGGTCATCTGAACAGCGTTCTCGTAACCGTGATCTTTGATTGCTTCGATAGATACAGCCTTTGCGTATTTCTCGATAGTCATTTCTGCATAGGGCTTTTCTTTTATAACGAATTTGCTGTAAGGGATTTCCTCACCTTCACCAACATTTCCGTTCTGTAATGTACCCTCTGCATATTTTGATTTAAGAACTGCTCCGGGCGTCTTTTTGATTGGACGCATGATACCAAGGATTTCACGTAAGTGTTCCCAGTTTCTTTCGAATCTGGTAACAAAGTCAATCTCACGTGCCTTTACCTGAATATCATTTTCCATAATAAGATTAGCTTTTGCTGCCATAAAAAAAATCCTTTCTACCCATAATTGTTAAGGTATTGGGTTAGCGGCTATACTCTGGTGTATAGTCGGTGAAAAAAAATCACTGGAATAACTGGATATTCTGAGCAATTGCAGCCTGTCTCTCAGACGGGTCTTTAATTGCTTCGATATCTTTCTTTGTCATGGTTCCCGGTGTCTGCTGCTGTCTAACATGAGTAGTAAACCTTGCCTGATTCTGCTGAGCCTGTTGCTGAGATTCGTCCACGAAAGCAGACGCGTCAGACTGTTTCATCTGTTCGATTAGGTCATTCAGTCCAAGGATTTTACCGTCCTTCAGCTTAAGACCTGCTTCCTTGATGTCTGCCATGACTGATTTCTTTGCAGCTTCACTGGAAAATTTAACATCGTCGAGTGCCACTTTCAGAGCATCTGAGAAATCGCGGTCATAGATTTTTGCATTGAATTCTTTCTCTGCGTCCTCCGCTTTTTTCTTCCATCCAGCAAGCTCTGTCTGAATGTTCGCCGGGTCAATGCCGTCAAAGCTTTTTAAGGTTTCTTCTGCTGTCTCAGCACGTTCTTTCCAGCTGTCACGTTCACCCTCGACTTTTGACAGGGTTTTCGCTACTTCTTTAGCATTTTTATAATGCTCAGAGAGTGCTTTCTTCACATCTGCCTGCTTGTCCTCCGGGATCTCAATTCCAAATGATTTTAATGTGTCAATAAGTTTCTGCATAACATCCTCCTGGTCGTGTTTATTGACCTGCCGCCGCAGGTAAGTGGATTAAGCCAGTTAGACCACTGGCAAGGTAAGCGGAACTTCCAGAGTCGAACTGGAAAACTTGTATCTATAGATATTTGTCCTATAGCCGATAGGTTCCACATAACCCGGATTCCCGGGTTAGCAAGGTATTTTACGTGCTATGCCTAAACACGAGACGTTTCGGGATACGTCAACACCGCCTATACGGTCGCGCACCTCTGCACGGGTTGGATTCCACTGTTCAGTTATATGTGCTAACGAGGAGGTATGCCGTCATGCACTAACGGCAATGATACGTGTCGGAAATTGCATCCGCTTTTCAACCTCCAGATTCCACCCCGAACCTGTTTCTATTAAGGACACGCACCCAAGAAAGGAGGAGTCAATGAAAAAATGTCTATGTCAAGTAGTATCAACCACTTACGAATCTTCCTTATGAATACATTTTACCACAGAACTTTCAAAAAGTTGTGGTACATGTTTTAGCCAATTAGAGCATATCACGGAGCTTTTCCACGTATCTCTTGACAAGATCACGTTCCTCCCGGCACTCTGCGTCCTTGGACATATCGCTCATTTCTGTTGTGAGTTCGTCAAGGTGTTCTTCTAATGCGGCAAGCATCTTCCTTTTGCAGTCCTCGGATTTGCCGGAACGATAGCTCTGTTTCTGCGTCATATAGTCGTCATAAGCATCTCGTCCGTCAGAGCGGCTGTAATGCCCTCTAACATAATGTTCACCACGTCTGGCATAAGAACTACCTCTGTCGTAATCTGGCATCATTCTGCCATCATTTGAGCTGTATCTCCCCATGCTGTCGCGCTTTCTTCCGCGTTCGCTGTAATCGTCATTGTAGCCGCCGCGCATCTCATCAAGGACAGTGTTGTAGTACTCCACTTTTTTGTCCCAGTACTGTGTATTCTTGATATCTTTGTACATGTCAATCAGCTTATACGTCATATCCAGATTTCCAGTGGTCAGCCCACTGTCAGCAATTTTGGACAGTTCGTCTTCAATTCTTGCACATAAGTCTTTAATGTCTCTCATAATCACACCTCCTATGCTTCTCTGGTCACAACAATGTTTGCATTCGCAACAGAAACAGCCTGATCGCTTGTGTTCTCTACTGCGATATTAACGCAACAACCGCGAGGTACATCCACGTAAATTCCAGAAGACACATTGTTATACTGGTCTACTGCAGCCGGTGTGGAGATCATCTGGGAAGATAATACTGGTTCGCCAGAGATTGCAATAGCCAGAGAAATAGCTCCGACAGTACCGCCTGTTGGAATTGCGATATTACCAGAGAAGTCCACGAAAAATCTAGCCTTGCACTGGTTAGTAAGTCCTCTCAGCGTAATGATTCCACTTCCCTCCCTGTGTTGAATGCAGTTAGAACCTTTGACTGCTGTGTTTGAAAATACTACGTTTCCATTTGCTGCTACAGTCTGAGCAGCTACATTTGTAAATTCTGCCATAAAAATACTCCTTTCATATCACAAAAGGACAGGTCTCAGCCTGCCCTCTGTGTAATACGGCATAAGCCGACATCCGAATCAATCGAAAGATACTCTCGATATGAAGTTATCAGCAATTACATCCAGTGTTGCATCCGCATCCGTAAAATGTGTTCGGATTAGGAACCTGATATGCCGGAATCGGTGCCGGATTAATCGCATTAATGAGCTGCTGTGTCTGTGAAGCCATTGCAGTTGTGAGAAGTGCGCTCTGGCGGTCCTGAGAAGCAGCACGTCTGAGGTCGTTATTTTCAGCCTGCAGGTTAGAAATCTTTTCATTGCAAAGATAGTCGAGAATGGCTCTTGTCCCAGCGTTCTGGCTGTCAATGATATCTCTTGTGTTGCTGTTCATGGTGTTCTGTAATGCACAGGTGTTCTGCGCCATATTGTAGTTTACGCCCTGAATTGCTTCTCTGGTTTCGCAGCAACAGTTCGCAAGCTGTGCCTGGAGTGCATTGGTATTCTGCATATTTGCTACAGTGTCAGCGTTAATAGCCTGCTGAATGCCGAAACCAGTCTGCATGATGTTTGTGTTGATTCCGTTGAATCCGGTAAGCATACCATTGTTCATTGAATAGAATCCGTCACAGAGACCGTTATTGATTCCGTCAAGTTTGCTAATCACAGCGGAATTGTCAAATCCTCTCTGGATGTCTGCCTGAGTAGCTGCTGTGGCTGCATATCCACCGCCGTTGCCATTATTGCCCCAGCCGTTGTTTCCCCATCCGCAGAATACGAACAAGAAAAGCACGATAAGCCACCATGCACCATCTCCGCCAAACATGCCGTCATTATTTCTACCGTTTCCAGTAGCAGCGGCAATATCTGCTAAGCTATAATTTCCATCCATAATATAATCTCCTTTATTGTATATTTACATCAATCTGGCCAGATTGTAATGTACTATTTCATTCCTTTCAGCATGTGCTGGAACTGCCCTGCCATCTGCTGAACCTGATTAAGCTGTTGCTGTGAAATCCTTCCAGACTGTAGCATTTTCTCAACTTCTGCTTTCGGATCTCCTTTAAAATTCTGCTTAAACTGCATAAACTGCTGTATCATCTGCATTGGTCCGTTTCCCTGCGGCATCCCACCGCCAAGTGCATTAAATAATGGATTACTCATCTGTGTTTCCTCCCTTGATTGCTGACTCCTGTATGGTATTAGCCCTAACAGGTTCAGAAAATGAATTTAATCGGTTTATAATAGCTTCGTATTTGCCCTTTAAATCGTCATATTCCTGTCTGGTGACATACTTACTGTCCATGTTCTGAACAGGCTGTTTAGGCGGCATCTGAGATCCCACCTCGTGGTATTCAAATGTTCGCAGTGGCTGCGGCATGCCAGAAACATCTGTGGATTTTATGTAGAACTTTTCACTCTCTGAATCCATCAGCAAAACACTTGTCCCGGGTGCTACCAGATAGGATTTTGCGCCGACTTCGCCGGATACCCACAGGATACCGCTATTATTCTGCTGTGGTTGCTGTACTGGTTGAGCTGGAATCTGGACAGGCTGTTGCTGGAACTGGTTCATCTGCCCCGGAACGCCAAAACTATATTGATAAGGATTGTTATATAGTGCCATCTTATACACCGCCTTTCTGATTATATTTTTACATAAAAAAAGAACCGGAAACAGGTCGTTTCTGGCTCTAATTAGTATCCAAAAAGTATCAGCACACTTTGATTATTTTATTATTTACCCTCCGGCTTAACCGCTTTGCTGTTGATATACTCACGTTCATCTGTTCAGCGCAGTATTCAAGAGTGCGCTCCTGACATCTCAGCCGGAACAGTCTTTCTTCGTCTGGTGTGAAATTACACTCTATCAAGAACCTGTCTATATCTTTTTTCGTGAACACATATAATTTCATGAGCATACCCCTTACTAATGCTAACGCTGATTCTGCGCAAGATACTCCGTGAGCTTCTGTTTTGTTTTTTTTAATTCCTCAACATTATTCCCACTGATCTGACTATCCAACATGGTTGATAGTACTTCCAGAATCAATGAATCACGCTCCGCGATCCTCTGAAGACTCTCGTAATCTCGCTTATCATGTTCTTCCAGTGTCTCAACTCGCTTGTTGAGTCGAAATATGCCGGAGTAATCCACTTAAGGATTACAGCCACTGCTCCTCCGATAATAGACACTCCTCCGCAAAATGAGAGGAATACTTGTACAAATTCTGATATGCTCATTTAGCTACTCCTTTTCCCAGTAATATACCGGGACTTCATTTCCGGAATCCCATGTATCGTAATATTTTCCATCCCGTACTGTCACCACATGACCATCTATGCAGAGAATGTATGTGCCTGTCTGATGATCTGCGCAAAAATCATTGACTGTATAGATATACCGTTCTGATTGCTCAATCAGTTTGCGTCTGTACCCATGTTTGTAGAGGTACGCTCCCCAAACGTAATTAGCTGATGGCATATCTGACAGAGTACATGCCTGTATCATTAATCCGGTAAAAACCGTTTCCCAGTCGAAGCCGGTTGCTTTACATATTGCCCGAACAGCACAATCTCCGACTCGATTACCGGCAGGATTCGGATTGTAATATTCCCATCTATCCATCAGTCAATCCCCTTTGCTGTCTTATATCGTCTTGCCGCTCCTCTGGCTTTAGCGGCGTTCTGGCGGTTCCACTTAGCGATCATAAGTCGGTCTTGTAGTTCCCTCAGGTCGTTCTGCTTGCAGTAATCTTTGTATGCAGCATTTTGTTTCTGTAAAAGATAAGACTTCCGGTCAAGATCTTGTTGTAATGCGAATTTTGCCTTTTCATTCGGTGCATTGTCGACTCCTGTTTGTAGCCCAAAGACTTCACGCTTCGTTTTACGGATTCTCCGCTCATAAGTACGTTGTCTCTGTTCTTTTTCGTACTGTTTGCCTTTGTTGGCTTTATCCTGCGCTGATAGTTCTGCGTAGGGATTCGGCATTCCTTCCGCCCAAACTGAAAAATGATGTCTGCAATTTACTCCACATATTCCATCAGCTTCGCCATAATGACAGTTTTCAATAAAATCTGGATATTGACTTGCTTTTTGCTCCAGCATTCTACGGTATTCTGATGTGTCTCGCTCTCGAAAAAACTCCGGCTTGATTTCTTTTAATTTTTCCCAGTCTATGGAAAATACCTGCCCTTGCCATACTTCATGACTTGGGCGACTTCCTATGTGCGCCGATGTCAATACTAAACCGTATCCCATTTCTTTCATTCTTGTCAACTGAATATCAGCACACGCCTGAGCCACACCAGTCCTGACAGAACGTGCAACCGCTGTTTCAATTGTATCTTTTCTGCCGGATGGATATGTTACCGTAACGCCATTGCTTACAACATTGTTAACTGCTTCTCTAATCGCTTGCGTATACCCAACCGCCCCAGTCATTACATGATTGTACGCAAGGTCGCACTGCTCAATATAGAGTCTTTGAGCGGCACTTGCAGTCGTTCTTGTAAAGTTCTTCCACTCACCCATAGTCGCAAGCATATTTCGCTCCATGAGTCTTATCATAGCTGGCGACTGTTCGAGTGGTACAGGGCTTAATCCTGCCGCCTTGTATATCTTATCATCATAATCGAGAGCAGTGATTCCGGCATCTTCAAACGCTTCAAGAAGTTCCTGCTGTTCGCGTTTGGTGTATCTGGATAATTCTGCCAGAATGTCCTCTAGCAGTTCACCCGATTCTTGTAGCGTTCTGATTCTCCACGCATCGGCATTGGTCAGAATATAATCCTCACCTCTTCCGATTCTTGCCATCATTCGAGATACAATCTCAGATATAATATACTGGTGTAACTCCTCAGCAATCTGTTCACTGCCTTCTGTGATTCTGCGCAAGTACTCTGGACTAAGCATATATTATTCCTCATCGCCGAACAAAGTCGGTTCGTCTGGCTGCGCTTCTTTGACCATTGCTTTCGCATCTTCCTCGGTCATTCCTTCAAATTTTACGAAAAACAGCCATGCTGGAACCTTTCCCTGTACAACATACTGCCACCATCTTGCACGGTCTTCTTCTCTGTTGTAGGTTATGTCTCCGAAGTCGTATGTTGTTTCATAAACGCCCACCGGAGTTAGATCGTACAGGTCGGCAAAAACATTGAGTGCATAAATTACGCCATTCAGACAATCCTCCAGCTTATCCCGAACGTCCTTAATAAACTGAATTGTCCGGCGGTCGTCCGCTTCCACCTGCGTAGCCGTCACCATTCCAGTTTTCTCGTTAAACACAAAATAACCACTGCTAAATCCACATTTGTAGCTAAGCTGTGACAGTAGCGCATTGATTCCGGCCAACCGTGCATCCGTGTTGAGCTGTGGATTGATTTCCTGATAAAACTCTTTTTCGTCCTGTCCGAACACGTTCTTGACATAATGCGGCAATTTCATCTCGTTTCGCCTGTTCTCCATACCTCGTGGTGACATGGCTGAAACAGGTGTACCGCTTGGCATCAGTAGTCTATCATCTAACAGAGCAATCTTCTGAGAGTCTTTAATTTCCCCCGCGTTCCGACTATACGCAACATCAATGTCTCCCAGCTCCTCAATGCCTTCAGCAAAAACCGGCAAGCCCAGTGGTGTGCTAATATCCACATTGTTCGCCTGTGGCGTCCGTAGAACTCCGAAAAGCGGTCCGTCCAGCTTTTCTCCGTTTGCCTTGAGAATCGGTGGCGTATCTGCCATGAGATCAGCCCATTTGGTCTGTTTAAGGTCAATCTTATTGCCAATTGACTGAGGGGATTTTGATACATAGGCTCTATTAGAAACATAATATGGGTAAGTTGTCACGCCGTCCACGGTGGTTTCAACAAAACGATGATATTCAAGCCGTGTATAGTATTTTCGTCCAACAGTATAAGAATCCTTGAATATAATCCCTTTTATTTCCTGATTGTCATAATCCACAATCATCACATCTGCCGGAGTAAATACATCAAGGCTCTCACCGTTCGGCTTGATGAAAACCGTTCCATAGGCGCAACCGTACTCTACCCAGTGACGTATCTGAAAATATACCTTGTTAATCTGTTTCTGAAGCCATGTAGCCCTTGCGGAACCGCCGATCTGGATGCCGATTGCCAGCGTTGTGAGCCGTGCTGTCTCTGAGCAGACAGTTTTCGCGAAATTGATCGTCTTGATATTATCCTCATCATCCAGCCATTCCGGCGCACCCCTATAGATGTTCGCACACCGGTTAATCAGTGATTCCATCTCCGGGAATTCTGCCGCCTGGATATTAAAGTCCTCTTCGGCTTGTTTTTTGAAAAACATGTTAAACCACCTTTTTAGTGTTGTTATAAGTCCCATTTAATCTACCTTTTAAAATCCATCCATCTTACAGGAGTATCTCGCACAATAACGTCTTCATATTCTACAACTTTTAAGATTTCGTTAATGTCAGATGATCCATATATTTTTAAACCGATGCTTAAGAATTTATTTATTTTATCTGAAAAGTACCTATCTAACATTTTATGCACTGTACCCCCTTCTTCTCCACAACGATTCTGAGCCATACCGGACAGAATCTATCAAATGATTATCCTTGTCCGGATATCCACTGCAAATATTTCCATCTTTATCACGTTCGTATTCGTATTTCTTGAACTCTTTGCAAGCATTTGGCGTTCTTTTTGGGTCAAACACAAGCTTTCTTCTTTGCAGCCACTTCATAGAATACTCAATGCTTCCCGGTCCTTTGATTGCTCCTCTTGCTGGGAGTCCTGAATCTCTGTAATCATTGATTGATTTAGGCTCGGCAGAATCGCAAGTAATTTCGTAATCATCGTACTGTCTTCGCTTAATTTCATTCGCAGTCCATTCATTTGATTTTTTGTTTTCGTAAATCTCGTCAATAAAATAGATTGTTTCTCTGGCGGAATCATAATAGATTCTGGAAAAAGCATATTTATCCGGGTACCAGCCCCAGTCAACGCCCTGATAAATTCTGTCAAAGTGACTAATTTCTTCATCCGTGATAGTTCTTTCTTCGATGTATTCAAAGATATTTCCACCATTTCCGTTAGCATGGCCTAAATACTCATTGTCGTAAGCATCTGGATTTACTTCTTTTAGATGTTCGGCATCTGCAAGGAATACATCTCCAAGCCATTCCTGTTCGATTCCCAAATCAAGGTAAGTGCTATGCACAACCATTACATTTTCGTCTTTTTCTTCCGCTTCTGCCGTATACTCATTCGCCCAGTTATTCTTACTCCTAGGCGGGTTGAATGACTTGAATTTATATGCTTCATTACCACCACGAATAGCAGACTGTTGAATATTTCGGATTTCTTCTGGATTAGAAAACTGATCTAACTCCTCGAACCAGACAATACCGATATATCCAAACTCTGGCTTGATAGACTTAATCTTTAATGGATCGTCAGCACCACGAAAGTAAATCTTCTGTCCAGTAGGCTTATACGTAATCTCCATAGGAGATACCTTGCACACAAATTCCTCATTTAGATTTAATTTATCAATAGCCCATTTCATCTGAGCGTAAACAGAATCTTTGATAGTGTTTCCGACTTTTCGCAGAATCAGAGCGTGCATGTTCGGATTATTCTTCAGCAGTTCCGGTATAATCAGAGATATAGTTGAGGACTTCATGGAACCACGTCCACCAGGAAGAATGTATTCACTATGTTTCTTTGCTCGAATATCCCTAATCATTTTATGAAATACGTCCGGGACAATGTTCAGATCAATATGGTATTCACCTTGCAATCTAGCTTTTTCTTCTGCTTTCTGCTGTTCTTCTCTGGCTTCTTTTATGGCAAGCGTCTTTTCCAGATCATTCATGGATTTCAGCTGATCGGAGAAATCCGGAGCAAATCCGAATGAATCAGTCAGCTCACCTCTTGCGATCATGGAGCGGCGCTGCTGAATTTCTGCCAGAGACATGATGTCAGTGCCTTTTTGTTTTTCAATGAGAGACTGTTTTTCGGCTATATATGCGGAAATGCAACCTTTTTCCAACAGTTTTTTTGTCGCGTTTCTAATGATTCCATTAGAGTATCCAGCTTTCCTTGCGGCGTCAGATGCATTCCCGCCATTCTTTATATATTCAAGTGCAAACGCTTCCTGTTTAGGCGTTAAGTTCATCTAATCACCTCTGTCCATCCTCATTTTCTGACTGCCTCCCATATTTCTTTTAGGCACATGACTACATCATACTGGGATGCAGTTCGGAGTATTTCGTAATCACAATCTTTCCATTCACCACGTTTTGTTGGTCTAAACACTGGCGTTGATATAATTGTTACTGTTATCAATCGTTCCTGTTCATGGCTGTAGAATTGCGATGTTCCGATTTTTATGATTAATCCGGTGGATAATATAGCTTTTTGGAGTTTTCTTGTAACTAATTTTAAGTTCGCCATATCATCACCTCATTTCTGGCTATAAAATCCCATAGTAACACTTCTGAGTATATTCTATCACAGGTCAGTGGAAAAGTTGTGGTACATGTTTGAGGAATTTTGTGCTAAAAAAGAGCCGGTAAATACCGACTCTCTAATTTTATTCGTTGCTTTGTAATTTTCTGATTACCTCGCCCTGATCTCCCGGGCATCCCATGAAGCATTCCGGGCAATGTTCGTAAAATACGCATCTGATGCAGTCATGTGGACTGATTGAGCTGCAATATTGATGTAGTACTGTGAATGCTGATATGGCGAGTTGCGGGGTTATGTCTGGTGACTTAAACATCATGTTTTTGCTCGCCCTGGTCACTTCCACATTATCATCTTTGAACTTTATAGTATCCCCATTACATTTTATCGTAACTTCGTTCTTTTCTCTGTCAATTTCAAGTGTAGGATTGTCCAACATGATTATCAACTCCTTCTCATTAATGTGCAAGTAATCCAACAAACAGCGGAAGAACTAATGCCATTAAGCATAATGGTTCTTTTGTATAACTGAGTGCCGCTATTACGGCAAATGATGTACTGGCCCATGCTACTGATTTCGCCATTGCTGTATTAAAATCCATTTAATCACTCCTCTCCCCAGTCAATTTTCTGCCCGCATTCAGAACAGTACTTGCTTATTTTTTTACCAATAACAGGTGTTCCGCATTTCGCACATTTTTGAGTGGAAAATATATTGTACGGAAAATCTGGAACATATTCTTCAGGTTTGCATGGAATCTGATTTTCCAATGCTTTTGCTCCGGAATCACACGCCCATGCTTCCTTGAGATATTTTTTCTGCCATTCATCTTTGTTTTCAGAACTTTCAAGGAAACATAAATGCTGGTCTCTCATATCGGATAATATGTCTTTTGCTTCTTCTGGTTTCATATTAATCATCCTTATCGTCCTCCTCAATACTGACAGTTTCCAGATCTGCGAAATCACAACACATTGCGAATCCGTCAATCATTTTCTTCTTAACTCCAAATACCTCTATCATGTGAGAATTATTTTCCATGATTTTTATTATATCTGACTTTTTAACATATTCAGCCATTCTTCATCTCCTCCAACTTCTTCTCAACTTCTTCTCAGCTTCTTCTCAGCTTCTTCACGTGTGGCAAATACTGTCGAATCCCAAAAATACAACATTCCTAAAACAAAATTTTTTTCAAAAATAATAGAATTTTGTTTATCTCTCGTAGAAATACAATAGACTTTAGAACCTAATGGTACCGGCAATCTCACAAGCAAGCCCTGTTCTTCTAAGTCTTCATAGTCGCAGAGTTTTCGCGCCGCTGAAATGTAATCGTGCTGTTTAACCCAGACATCTGATTCACCGTCTGGTGTAATATCATATCTTTCTGTTAATCTCTCCATCTACTTCACCTCTTCCAACTTCTCTACCGCCAACTTCAGCGATTCTACAAATTCATCATTTACTACTGCGCGATCTGGATTCTCGATAAACTTTTCAATATCTTCAATTGCTTTCTATTCGGGTATAGGAACTGTCCCTTTTCCTACTTTTGCAATTTCAAGAAGTTCATCTATATTATTTTCCCAATTACGTGTATTGCACAAATCCGTGTTGCACTTATTATTCCTGTTGTCCAACACACATCCTATACATTCACGTTCGCAACAATTGCTTACATCTGCAATCCGTTCAGCAAACTCTCTTGCAGACATTTCTTTTGTTCCGAGGAGTTCTGATGCTTCGTAGAAAGCGTAATCTGACCAAATACGTACACCATAAACAATAGCTTTGCTTTCTTTGCAAAATCTCAAAATGTCCGGTAAATGTTGTTCTAGTAATGGCTTGCAATCGTCTTTTAAACACCAATGAAATCCTTGTTTTTCAGCTTCTTTAAGTAATTTTTCATTTTCCTCTGGTGTTCTAACCAGAATACATTTATTTCTTAAATCAATCATCAGAACTTTCTCCTATAATTTCATCAATATCCATTTGCTTTATCCCCATTACCATTTCGTATTCTTTAACTTGTTTGTCTGTAGCAATTTTTAATTTACTAAGCAAATATTCACCACACCAAGAATCTTTATATCCAGATACCATAACAATAAAATCATCTTCTTTGTCATCAACACATTGATAACATGATATACTTCCTAAGTTTCCTTTTAAATTATTCGGATCATTTAAATCAACACTTGTATCTGTAATTACAAATGTTCCAATATCTACTGGGAATGTTATAGTAAAACTCATATTTCACCTCCTATACGAAATCATGTGTTCACAACTCAGCTTTTTCATGATTTTCCTGTAATCTTATTAATACAAGCATTCCAGCCAACCGCAATAATATCTTTTTGTGATTCTACATTGTCAATTGGAACAATATACTCTTTTCTCTCCGGCAATGGCTTCAATGGACACCAATCAGGTCTTGATTTGCTTTCACAATCATAATGTTCTTCTGTCATCAGAATTACATCATAATCTAAGCAGTCAGCGATTTCACAATAACCCACATATTCAAGTTCGCCACAGTATGCAGTTCCGAACGGGCAATCATAGCAATTCTCTGGCGTATCTATCACCAATGCTGATTTATTCATCTGATTCCTCCTGTAATAATTCTGGATTATCAAATATATTTCCCACTATTTCGACTTGAAATATCGCATCCTCGTCAATCGCGTACAACTCATTCCAAACTTTTCCGCCTATATACCATGCTCCACGAATAAAAACTATTCTTCCAGTGCTTAATTCCTTTTTTTCATAGTACCGATTTTCATAAATTACAAGTACAATATCATTCTCCCAAATCTTCTTTCCATTTTTATCACAAAGTCCCGTGAACTGGCAGAGGGTTTCTGGATCAACCAATTTCATTCTGTCTGTTATTAAAAAGATGATTGGCAATATACTCGCTTTTTTATACGGCTGAACAATATAACAATATCCGCTGTCAATGTCTAAATCTATGAGGCTTCCTTCTATCCATTCACCATTATCAATCTGCTTTGCCTTGAAAAGAATTTCTCTCATTCAACTCCACCGCCTTTCACGATTTCGATTGCCATGCTCAGTCCAGCATTGTATCCTTGATGCACATCAGATAAAATACATTCTGATTCAATGAATTTATCTCTTTCCAATTCGCTAATAGCCTTATCCGCATCAAAAGCTGTCGGCTGTTTATTAATGCAATCAATAAACTCTTTCTGGTCAGAACTAATACTTGTGCCAATTTCCCAAATTTTGATGTATTTGATTAATTCGTCTGCATCAATCAGTCTGCTCATATTCTATTCTCCTAACTGTTTTAAAATTTCTTTTGCAATTTTATTACTTTCCTGCATGGAAACTCCCCATCCATTATATTTTCTGTGGCATTCATCACAGTTCCATTCACCATTATCACTTTCTTTAATTTCGCTATTGAATCTGCAATTATCGCAATACATATGATCGAGAGTGCCGTAAATGATGCTTGCAATATCGTCTTGTTTGCTATTAGCATCGTCTACGTGTTTCTGCTTAGTTAAATATTCAAACGCTCTCAGCTCATTTTTCCCGACCCATTTAATCCATGCACCGCAATCCCCGCAATACAATCCCGTATTATTCCCAACTTTCTTGACAAAAAGGTTTTTACTATTGCACTTTGGACATTTATATTCTTTCATTTATTTTTCCTCCCATACTCCCAACAGCCGCATCCTCTCATACAGTACAGCGACGGTCTTGCGCCTGTATCCATAAAAGTCTTTCGGGTTCATCGGGATATATCTTTCTTTGCTGATTTTCCTGTAACTTTTCCGGTGTAGGATATTCTCAATTACCATATCCGCTATCACCGTGTTTTTCGGGCAAGCTGACAAGGCAGCACTGGAAAGCAGGTATCCGTACTCTGCCGGGAAGTCTTTCAGCATCGTATTCAGCTTTTCAATGTCATCTGCCGGAATACCATAGTCTTCCAGCTTTTTATTCCTTGTCAGCATACCGTTCTCCTTTCTATTCGTCTGGGTGGTGCTTATCGTACATGATCGCTGCACATGCAAGACCGGCCACTCCGACTATGATTCCAAGGGTGAATCCTAATAAGAATGTAATCATGATTCGTCCTCCCTATAGCGCTCCGGCAATTCCATCCAGGCGTTGACATATAAATCATTACCTAAACAAGATATTAAATCGTCACCGGCGTAAAAAATGCCGTTGCCATCTTTATCTCTTTCACATCTTCCGATTATTGGGATTGAGTAATTCGCAAAAGAGAGAAGAATATAATCATCTGTTTCTGGCAATCTCTCACTGACCGGAATCCAACCATTTTCTTTCTCATCCTGCTCCAGATCAGCCAGAAGCTGCTCAATCATATCTTGAATAACTTTGACATACACCCCGGCGTATTTGTAGCAGCCCGAATATTTATCCGCGTACTGCATTAATCTTTCTTTGATATGTATCATATTATTCCATCCTTTCTCAATGCCCGCTTCTTACCATGCAAAACAACAGTTCTGTCATGGATCTTTTTCTTGAACCATTGTGTCCACACTTCAAAATAACTGATAATCTCCATTTCTCCACATCTTCACCTAGTGGTGTTGGGCTTTCAAATTCTTCTGCAACATCTCTCTGATACGGAACTGCAACCATTACTCCCATGTTACCTATTTCCGCGTAACATTCCGGAAAATTCTCACGTATATGTTGGGCAAATTTTCCATTTTTTAAATCAGGTAAAATCTCTTTGTAGCACTCCATTGTTGTCACAAGGTAGTTTTTTTCGCCAATAAAATTTAATCCATTTCCGCTGTAAATATCCTCTTTGCAACTTTTGATTTCATAGCATGCAAATATTCCTTTTTCGATTGCTGAGATAGAGCACTGATTTTCCGGAATAAATTGCATGTAATCTACTCTTCTTGCCTTTCCTGCTGCGTAGCCATAATCAAGGCTTACTTCTCTAGCCCAGTATTTACCTGGACCAGAAAAACGGCTTTTTTCCAACAATCTGCTAAGAAATTTTGTTGTTTCAGATCTTTTCATATTTCCACCTCACTATCCGCTGGTATATAAAACACGGATTCTTTTCCGTCCCAAGCATCATCGTTTTTTACCGACATAAATTTACAATATGCTTCCTGAATCATATCCAGTACTTTCATGGCTTTTGCTTCTGAAGAATATTTACCAAGTCTATATCTGTTTTCGTTCTCTAGGCTTAAAATAACAAAATCCTTGCCATTTTTCGCAATATAATCTACAGTCGAATTGCTAAAGTTTAATAAAATTGTTTTATCCTGACTTCTGATTAACATTTTGTGTCCTCCTTACCTGAATACATCTTTAATTGTTTCATCTTTTTGATAAACAATTTCATTTCATACCCTGTAAGACCAACACAAGTATTTCCGATTCCTTTGCTATCTCCTAAATCTGGATCATAAGACTGTAAGATGTGCCTTCCGGATTTTTTATGTAAAATAGATACGATCTGTGTATACCCATATTTATTATCTTTTCTCTCATACTCACATCCGTATTTATCTTCTTCAACTTTTACAAATCCAATTTCTGCTAATTTCTCATCTACTGTTTTAAATAATTTCATTTTGCGTCCTCACTTTCTCCATGTAAGCAACTGGCACGCTATTGTGCGGTCCTCCATGATTTTATACTCCCATCTTCTTAACCAGATTCTTATTCATCTCATCAAATCTTACATCTGTGCTCTCCTCAATGTCCTGCATCATGCTCAGAACGCTCATTTCGCCCTCATTTGCCATTTCAACGTACTTATTGGCAGTTCTTATCACATCAAGCAAACGTTTCGTAGAAAAGCCATATAAACGTCTCAGAGCCATCATAGTTGTGACAGTGTTGATCGTGTTGCTCCAATCTTCACCAACAGTGAATCCATCCTCGTAGGCTTGCTGCTCTACGTCTTTTATCTGTCTATAACAGTTCTGCATAGCCCGTCCAAACGCATAAGCCGCCTGATTAGAAGTCTGAACAGAAAATCTGGTCTTTTTCTTGACTTTTAACTTACTGCTCATTTTTCTCACGCTCCTTTCTCAGTTCTTTGGATTTGTTGTACATTTTTTCAAGGTAATCAACGTAAGCGAACAACATATGATCCACGAAGCCGTTTTTCTGGTACTTCTCTGACACAATATGTGTCTGTTCTATCACCTGCGCCCAGTATTCATCACTTTCTTCGATTCCGGCAGTCTGGAGAACCAGTGCCGGAAAATCAATTTGCAAAAATCTTATCGTGTTCGGTATCTGCTCGTGTATCACTCTCATACTTATGCACCTTCTTCTACCTCAAAACTCCGTTCAAGAAGTCGCTCGTTATCCTTGTTAAAAGCCTTTATATAGCTTTGCTTTATCGGTCTGATAAAATGTATTCCATTAGCGGATTTCGCACGTGAAACAGCCACATAGAACTGTCCTGGATCCCAACAACAAGGATCAATGTTGATTTTCTCAAATGTCTGTCCCTGTGATTTATGAATACTGATTGCCCAAGCAAGCTTTACCGGGAACTGTGAGAATGATCCGACTTTCTTACGGACAATCTTCTCTTTTACGATCTTCTGTCCGTCTTTTTCCTGCTCAGATTCCTCGATAACCTGTTTCTCAATGTCTTTACTGTATCTGTACAAGTTAACTGTTTTACCCTTATCAGTCTTGATAACCAGATAGGATTCTTCAAATTCTCCGTTATCCACAATTTTCTGAATGATGCCAATCGTTCCATTGACGTAGTTTCCAGACAGATCATTGACTGTAATCATCACTTTTGCACCGATGTTAAGAATTAAGTCCTCTCTGGCAAATGCAATGTTCTTAATATCAGCAGACGTTAATTCTCCGTCAACTGCTGCATGAAACACTTTTTCGGTCTTTTTATCCAGTTTTCCGAGAAAAGTATTATTAATCCGATCAGCTTCAGCATTTGTTCCGACCAGAAACGGTGCTTCTGGTATAACCTTGTCTGATTCGTTATTTTCCAGATATGCAATGGATTTTCTAATATTGTTGCCATATTTGATATCGTTCAAAACATATTTAAATCCCTCATCATTCTGTCTGCATATCTCATCAAGTTTGATGTATTCAAACCCCATTTCTTTCCAGTATTCAGACATGAAAGCATATCCGTGTTCGTACTTTCCGCCCTTTCCATAATCAGATCCATACATCCGGCAGAGAATTTTACGGTCATCTGTTGTGATAACCGGTGGAAGCTGGTAAAAATCCCCAATTACGATCAGTTGAACGTCTTCTTTATCCTCTCCGCTCAAAAGTCTGTCAACGGCTCTCTCTTCATTCTCCGTGATAATTGTCTTTGCAATCATGTTAAATAAATCAAATCGGCACATGCTGATCTCGTCAATAATAAGAATATCCGCTTCCTTCAACAGTTCAGCTCTGGATTTCACTTTTTTCTTGTAATCCTCAAATTTGATTGAGATATTCAATGCACGATGTACGGTAGTCGCCCCGTATCCGATATTGTCCGCAGCTATTCCAGTAGTAGCAGATACCAGAACACTTTTACCAGCTTTTTCCGCCTCATCAATGAATGTCTGAATAACCGTTGTCTTGCCTGTTCCTGCATCACCTGTCAGAAAAACATTACTACCAGACAGCATCGTGTCTAATGCATATCTCTGCTTTTTATTGAGATCGTCTTTTTTCATTTTGTAACCACTCCTTATAATAATTATGTCAACTAAATATTTTTGCAATATTCAATTAATTTTGTTATAATAAATCTAATTGTATATACTTTTTAATTTTGTAACCCATGTGTAACCGACTTTTTCAACCTATTGGTTACGCCAAAAACCCTTATTTTATGCGGGTTTCAGAGGTATGTAACCGTGTAACCAATGTAACCAAGGTTTTTGTATAGGAGAATCACTAGAGCATATGTTTTTTATACACTCTCAAACTTTCTCCTATAGGACGTTTTTTTTCGTGTTACAACGGTTACATGGTTACAAATTATGAAAATGGAACATTTGTTTCGGCATTAGTTGGCAGAAAACCAGTTTCAATAACCTCATTTTCTTGTTCATTTTCGAGACTTTTTATATCAACGATTTTTACTGCAATAAGCCTCATCACGCTTCCCCCGTCTCTTTTTAATATCGTATCTCTTTTTCCTGTGTGTTTGATTAATTCTCGATTAATCGCCCAGGCTGAGAAGGCTTTTCTGGAGAATCCATTGCTCTTCAAAAGGTTTTCAAGGGGCTTTGGATAGAAGTATATATATACATCTCCATACTCATCTGGCTTTTCCTTGAATCCCCACTGATCACAACTGAATTGTGTATCAAAGTGCTGCCCGTACACGGAAAGACTTTCAAGAATGAATTCATAACACCTCTGTCCCTCAGATACGTCTTTTTTACGTGTAGGTATGTCCACAACGTCCTTAACCGTCAGCTCACGCCCATCCTTGAATATGAAATCTGTAGCTAATTTGTCAGCCAGCAGAAGCGTAGATATGGCCATGACCTGTTTTGCTGGAAAGTCATATCCGTCAAAACCTTTTTCAATCTTAGACTTCATTTCTTTTAAGTCGTCTGGTGCGAACTGTTTGAGATTCCCGACAAATACTCTTCCTGCAAAGCCGTAGTTCTTCGCGACAACGCTGTTGATCTCTGCCGGATTCTCATAAATATCCTCGCAACACTCAATCTCAATAATTCTGTTGATTGCTCCTCCAGAATCTGCAAACTCCGAAATAGGATTCTCACCATTGCAAATAGTCACATTACTCCATGTATTTTCCTTAGCTGCTCCGAGGTCTTTATTTGAACGTGCTTTCCCTTTACCGGAACAGAGATTGTAAATTAATGTTTCGTAGTTGTCCCGGATATATTGAGAAGCATTTTTTGAGTCATCGAGGATCATCGGAAAGTTATTAAGCATGTCTGCCCTTGTCTCCAATGACGTATCTGTTGATCGAAAATTTCCAACGTAAGCTCCCGGCGCCGGATTTCCCCAAACCGATGCCGCTATATTGATCGTTACCGTCTTTCCACCGCCTGTCTGCCCGTAAAAGTCTACGATGAACGGTAGCACATCAAGCGGCTGTATAAGAACACTTGCAAAAGATGCTGCAAGTGCTATCCGTGGTTCTAATCGTCCACACGACCGTAGCTGCTTAGCCAGAGTCACCCACTTAAAGTAATCTCCACTTTCCTGTATGCTCTGAAATAGTGTTTTAAAGCGGTATTCGCCATCAAAAACGATTGAAAGGTCGTAAGGCACAAATACATTGCCATGCCACCCTAACTTGCTTGTGGAGTGCTGTATGTCGATCATATCGGCATTGTACATTTCAACATCTGCCAGATACTTTACAAGGAGCCTTGCGTTCTCTGAATTGACCTGCACCCCGAACCTTGCAAGATTAGTTATTGCTCTGGAAGTCACAATGTCAATTTTTGGAACAGTTATTTCTGTCCAATATCCATCCCTTTTAAAAGCCACTGTGATCTGTTCTTCACCTGTTTCAATGTTTTTTAGTCGACGTATCGGCATGATCGGGTGGTGGCATACAAGTTCTCTTGCCTTAGATGTTTCGGAAGAAAAAATTCCGTTCTCTGTAGCTATCCAGCTGCCACAAGCCATGTTAGGATATTCCTTATCAACAGAATCGGGATAGAAGTTCGTGATATTTTCAACTAACTGCATAGAACGATTTGCTTTTTCTTCTTTTTCCTTTTCCTGCTCTGCTTTTTGAAATTCCTTTATGAACTCTTCTGCTATATGTTTCGCTTTCACACTTTTTGCCCGGTCCATCAGTTTGAATTTGATTTCTGAGCGGTCGATTTTACTTTTTACTGAAAAAAGTTCTTCATACAACTGCTTTTCCATAAAGTCTTGCGCTTGTAAATTTCCAATATTTTCAAGAATTTTCCTTACCTCCTGACTTAACAGACAGTAATTCATGTCTGCTTTTTTCTTTCTCGAGATTAAACTGGCACATATACCAATCTTCTGAATCGGGAGGGAACGTTTTTAGCGCTGTTTCGTACATAAGTATGTTCTTTTCTACCTGCTCAAGCTCGTTTGGGACCTGAGCGGGATTGTACTTTTTTGTTTTAATATCCCGCATTTCATGTCTGATCTGGTTACGACTTTTACCTTTTTTAGAGATATAAGTACCACCCAACTCGATAAATGCAGTACTAAAAGGGACGGATTCGTATTGCATCACGAAATCAAACACATCGCCACCGGTTCCACAGCCGAAGCAGTAAAACGAATCATCGTAGATTTTACAGGATGCTGACTTTTCCTTGTGAAAAGGGCAACATATAAAACCAGCTCTATTTGGTTTTAGTCCATATCTGGAAAGAATCTCAGACATTTTCACTGATTGCTTGATTTCATCCTTTGTCATGACAGCAACTCCACGATTCGCCGTCCAGTCTCTTCTTTTGTACAGAATTCAAATCGAACACCGTATTTATCTCTGATCGTGCATAGAGATTTATATAACTGGCAGCCATCAACAGCCTTATCGGAAATTACAGTCTTTACTCTCTTACCGTTTACCGTCTTCCATATGACTTTGTGTTTTCTTGGATTCTCCCAAAAATACACATCACCAATTGATTTGATATCTGGTCCGTGTTCGCATAGGATAATAAGCTGAATACCTGCGTCAAGCGCTCTGATAAGCTCTGCCTTGAATCTTTCGTGTTGCTGGCAGACATTTCCACATAGCTCTTGTAAATCCTTTTTGCGGTCAATACAGAGCTTTGCATTGTCCAACGACTGATAATCTCCACAGTATAACTTCGATCGGAAATACTGTACTCCAAGGCTGTCAAACTGCTTTTGAATCCGTTCCCATTCCTTTTTATGTTCTCTTGTGTCTGTCTGTATAACCATTAAAAACACATCCTTTTAATTGAATGGAAGCTCTTCCTGCATACTATCCGGAATACTCATAAAATCAGTTCCCGCTGGACTCGCCCCCATGATAGCTTCTTCTTTCAGATGATCGTCATACGCTTTTGTGGTACGCTCTTCTGGAATATCTGCATCTTTGATTCCTTCCACGCTGCGGAACCATGCAAGCTTGTGGTGTTTCACTTCTTTATTGTTGTACCAGTCTTTCTCCAGACGGAAGATGCCACCGATCAGCTTGCCTTTGAACTGCTGTCCGAAGTTATCGCCCCACTTAACAGCAAATCCCGGATTTGACTTTTCTACACATGTAATGAATGTTTTGAGATTACGAACACCATAATCTACACTCTCGTCAATAACCATGTAGTTTGTGCCTGCATTCGGATATTTCTTGTCTGGACGGATATCATTATCAAACTGCTTCATAAAATAACCTGCCTGCTCGTCTCCATCTGCGAAATCAAACAGAACAACGATCATATTCAGTCCGCCCTGGGACTGACGTTCGGACACCTGCTTAATAACCATTTTGTGACCACCAAGCTTAATTGGTTCAAATTCTCCTGCTGCCTGTGTTGTGTCATAGCTATTTGGTTTCTGCATTATTGTTTTCTCCTTTTCCTAATTCGTAGTAATCTCTAATAACCTTGTCTACCTCTGCAAGATCATTATCAATAGTTAAGCTGTCAAACATTCCGATCGGAGATTTGCTGACAGCTCCCTGACTTGCCTGAGTGACAAATAAATGCTTTCCACTTTCTTCAATGCAGCGAAGAACGATGGTAAACATGCCCTCAATACAAACTTTTTCGTCCAGAAGCTTACCAATTGTCTTAGGTTTTACTTCCCCGGAATCGTCTTTTTCTTCATGCATCATAAGGTAAACAATCTTGTCTTGCGGAACTTTCGTGACAATAAACTGGATTAACTGCCAGAAATAGTCTCCGATATCATTGTACAGAGCGAACACCGCATTGCCTTTTCCGGCAGAAGCGTGTCCTTTCATAAAATGATTCGTGATAAGATAACCTGCATCGTCAATCACAATTGACTCCGCTTTTGATGCAATCAGGCACTTCATTACCTGCTGGTAATCATCTGTAAACCATCCGTCAATCTTTCCTTTAAACGGAAGTGGCTTATTTAATACTCTAATAAGATTCCAGTGTTCATTCTGGCAGTTTCTAAGACTGGTACTCTTGCCAGAACCAGATTTTCCAATAATTAATACTGGTGTTGCCATCGCTATTCCTCCTTGTCATAAACCACATGCTTGCTGCCCTCAATAATCAGCAAGCTTGCAATATCTTTCATTGATAAGGTTGATTCATTGTAGATTTCAACCAGCGCGTTGTATGCTTCCGGTGATACTTTCACGACCGGATTATCCTTATCAGTTGCAGGCTGTTTCTTTCTCGCCGGAATACGGATTTCAAAATCACTCATAGCGCTCTCCTACTTAATCTGAATATTCTGAGAAGTTTTTAGTGAAATTCCCGGAAATTCTTTTCCGGCTTTCAATGCAGCTTTCAATCCGATTTTGTCAGGTGTAGGCTCTGCATATTTAAGGAACTCCTCAGGAACAGTTGCATTCGCTGAAATATCTACAGAATCACTTTTTCTGTAAGAAATTGATACCTTTGCAGTCTTAAATTTCTCACCGTCCAGATATTTTGAAAGAAATTCTTTTAATGAAGCTGCTTTGTTTTCAGCAACTTTTTGACGTGCTGCAAGGTTATCTTTTTCTTCTTTTAAGGCTTTTGCATCTGACAGAAGGTTCTTAATCCAGCAACCAATATTCTCAATCTTCTGGGCCCTTTCCATCTGGAGAGCATTCAGCTTTCCCATATCAATAATCTCTCCGGTCTCCATGTCTACGCAGTTCAATATCGCATTATCAATTTCGTACAAATTCATTTTTCTTCTCCTCTCGCTCTACAGCAGTATAATTATCTGCCTGTCTTTTATAAATTCCAGAATGCTTATGCCTTATAACTTCTAATTCCTTTTCAGAAATACTTCCATTCCCTGTCAGATTCATACCGAACACCTTCCTTCGTTCAAAATGCTGAGTAGATATTCATTAGCTTTATCGAAACTATAGATGTCTGGTTCGAACTCATAATGCTGCGACAGCATAAAGTGCTTTTCGATTGCACCATTGTGTCCAAAGACATACAAATAAACCATCGTTTCATCACCATCAATTTTGTAATCAAATGTTATGCGCCTGCTTGTCTCGTTAGAAATCCTGACACATAAATCAAAGATTTCTCTGACTTTCTCTTCGTTCATAATTTCCTCCTTGTATTGACTTTTGGTTTCTTTCCTTCTACAATGGAGAAGAAATATATTGTCTTGGATCCTTATTTGAGTTGCAGCTCTGAGGATCCTTTTTTAGTTGGCATGTCTAGCATGTCCATTCTTTCCACGTCCTTGCTATGTACACAGCTCCGATCAGTCCCAACGCTCCCATGATCTGGTCACGGCTGTTGCCCCAGGTCCAGAACGGAAGATACGTTGCTATCCCTCCAATCAGAATGGAGTCTATCCAATCTTTCATGTCAAAGCCTCCAAGATTTCCTCGTTAGGAAAGTTCAATCGAATAAAAATATGCCGCAGTTCCGGATACGTGAATGTTTCCGGCTTATTTCGCTTTTTACGGAAAGTGTTTTCTGCCATTCCGGTAATTGCTGCCATCTGTGCATCACTTACTCGCTCGGCCTCCATCCTTTTTGCAATATTGCCTTTCAAAAGGATGTATTTCTTTTGCTCTGTGGTATATCTGATTGCCACAGTCTTTCCTCCTTTCTTACTTGATAAACATCCATGCAGCGTTTGAAAAAATTAATGCAATCATGGTTACAATCCATGCGCAGAACCATTTGTGAGTCTGCTTTTTTGCCTCTCTTACAACCTCAACTGCATAGAAAGTATCGAACTCTTCAAAATTTGTCACTTTTTTATCCTCGGTTTTCTTCATAAAAAATCCTCCTGTTCTCTTGCGAAATACAGGAAGAAATGATATGATTATCCTGTAATCCGCTAGCGTGATTAGTGGTTTACAGCTCCGAGGCGAGAGGTTTCAGCTCTCCTTCGGAGCACTTTATTTTTCAAAATGTTTTTCCATAAGGTCAGCAATCATTAGATATTCTTCTGCAATTTTCCCTTTTCTGGTATTTTTAACCTGTTCACGGAATTCCGGAATAGTCCCAAAGAAGCATCCGCATGCAACTCTGACCTTTTTATCTTTGCATCTAAAAAACGTAGTGGTACGGAATTGAGTACCAAATCCATGAATAGTTGTGTAATCTGCATTGCCGGACACCTCTGCATCGCCGGACACCTCTGCATTGCCGTACACCTTTGCATCGCCGGACACCTCTGCATTGCCGTACACCTCT